ATTTATTGAGGATGATTATCGTGCCGATGGCTTTTTTATTGCTGAAATGAATTGTCAGTATCCTGGAGCACACACGTATATTCCCACCGTAGCTTCCTACTACAACTATCTTAGGAGGGGTTAGGACGTGAAGCGGAACCCTGCAAGATAGACCGTAATACAATAGGCAACCACACTCATTCCGAACACCCAAACCCAAACGGGAAAGACAGTTGCTTCCCGATCGGTAACGCCAAACGGCCGAATCCTTCCGTCACGCCCAAAGGCTACGGACGGCTTCAGATAGAGAAATGTGGCCATCAAGAAGAGATAGATGGTGACCATCCACATACGATGGTTTCGTCGGGTTAAATCCATTGTAATACCTGTGTAAAAAGTTCGGCACCAAACACAATGAGGGCAGCACCAACCTATGTGCTTCCAAACCGGAAGGCGTTCTCCGATGCCATTACTCGAATGTTCATTAAGTCGGACTACAGGGCAAAAGACAAGGATCCGCTGGACGAAGAGGATAAGAACATTGACCTGTGCACACAGCGGTCGGGAACAGGGCGTGAGCTGTTTCCCTACCAAAAGATCATCCGAGACTACTTGAAGATTGAGACGCCCTACCGAGGCGTGCTTGTCTATCACGGTCTGGGATCTGGTAAGACGTGCTCGTCGATTGCAGTGGCTGAATCACTACTGACTACAAGCAAGGTCTATGTCATGGTTCCGGCATCCCTTGAAAAGAACTACAAGGAGGAGTTGCAGAAGTGCGGTGATCCAGTCTATGCTGTTGAGAACTTTTGGACCTTGAAGCCGATGTCCGATGAGGTCCGGCTAGAGGGTAAGAAGCTCGGTATTTCCGATAAGTTCATGGACAAGCATAGCCGTATCTATACCACAACATCGGGCAATGAACCCAACTTTGAGAGTCTGTCTACTCAGGACAAGGCTACGATTCGCGAGCAGATCAGGGATGTTCTTGATCAACGGTTTACCTTTGTCCGCTACAACGGCTTGACCAGGACCAACATTCCTGAATATACGAAGGAAGGTATGTATGATGATTCTGTGGTGATTGTTGATGAAGCCCATAACTTGATCTCTCGGGTCATCAATGAGTCCGAGATTACTGGAAAGCTCTATGATGCGATCTACAATGCCAAGCGATGCAAGGTGGTTGCCTTGTCTGGAACTCCAGTCATCAACTCCCCCAATGAAATCGCATATATGATGAACCTTCTGCGGGGACCGATTGAGCGGATAACGATTCCGTTCAAGACCATTCCGACATGGGACGAAGAACGTATCACCAAGGCGTTTCGGGCAATTCCCGAAGTGGATACGATTGAGTTCAGTGCACTGAAGAAGCACGTGATGGTCACTCGAAACCCTCCTCAGTTCCGTTCAACCTATAACGGTGATGGTGATCGTGTAGCGGTCCAGTACATGAAGGATCTTGCTTTCATTCCTCAAGCAGCTGACTGGGTTGCATCCATCAAGAATAAGGTCGAGATTGATGTGGGTGGCGGTGAGATCTCCTCTGAACGTGTGACCACCGAACAGTTGCCATGCCTGCCTACGGACTACGAGGAGTTCTCTGCTCTGTTCCTGGATGGACTGAATATCAAAAATCCAATGCTCTTTCGCCGTCGTATTCAGGGTCTTGTTTCGTATTTCAAAGGTGCTGATGAGCGCCTGCTTCCGCGTCGTATTGACATGGAGCACACCCTTGAGAAAGTGGAGATGTCTACGGAACAGTTCACACGTTATCTGGAAGTCCGTTGGATTGAGATGAAGATTGACTCTCGTCGTGGTCGCTCCAAACTGAATGAGAATCTCAGCACGTTCCGTGTTCCAACGCGTCTTGTATGTGATTACGCTACCCCTCCGGATTTGCGCGTGGCTGAAGTCAATGCAGAAGGTATATCGGAGGACAAGGCTCCGGATAATGACGAGGTTCTCAAGCGAATCAAGGCGAACCCTGCCAAGTATCTCTCAGAGAAAGCACTGGAAGCATTCAGTCCCAAGATGTTGGCGATCTTGAAGAATATCAAGAAGTCCCTAGGAAGCAATCAGTTTGTATATTCGCAATACCGTGCATTGGAGGGTCTGGGTATCTTGTCAGCAATCCTGGACACGGCTGGATGGCAACCTTATAAGATTGTGAAGCAGGCGAATCAATGGGTGGAGGATCCCAATATGCTAGATGATCGTCCTGCCTATACGTTCTACACCGGTGAGGAGAAGGAAGAGGAGCGTGATTTGACCCGTCAGATCTTCAACGGTGTCTATTCTAAGAACTTCCCTGCGTCCTTGAAGGAAAGTGTAGCCAAACGCCCTAAGAAGATCCTTCAACTGCTCATGGCATCTGCATCAGGTGCTGAAGGTATTACGTTGGCGAACGTGCGTCACGTTCACATCGTTGAACCTCATTGGACGCCTGCACGCCACGATCAGGTCATTGGTCGTGCAATCCGTATTTGCTCTCACGCCACATTGCCCATGGAGGATCGGACGGTTAAGGTGAGTTTCTACATCTCCGTCTTTTCGGATGATCAGAAGAAGACACAGGAGGGTCCTAACATCACTCCCATTCGGCGTAACGACATGGTAACAAAGCGGTATGAGGGTGATCCCGTTGAAACGTTCATGTCCACGGATGAATACCTTTACGAAACGGCTTTCGAAAAGGAACGCATTAGTCAGCGGATTGCATTGTTGTTGAAGGAGTCGGCAATTGATTGTGAGATCCATCGTAAGCTCCACTCCAAGGAGAAGCCTGTGGTATCCTGTATGCGATTTGACTCCACAACCACGGGAGAGGATCTGGCATTCAGACCCAATATTAAAAATGAAGAGTTGGATGAAACCGTGCTCCGTAACACATCGCGGAAGCATCGGCGTCTTCAGAGGATCCTAGTGAAGGGAATGTCGCTGATCTTGGATCCCGATTCCAAGGAGATTTTTGATGGACCTGCGTGGGATGATAAACAGCGCCTACTGCGGATGGGTGAGCTGGTCAGCCCTACTTCGATCCGGTTTCTGCTTTAACGTCATCTAGCCAGCTAGCGCACACAGCATCCCACGTCTTGAAGGCATAGGATCCTGCGAATGCCTTCTTCTCGGGGAGTGTCTTGATTGCTGACTCCATCGCATCAGCAACCTTATTATAATCAAATGTAGGAGCCCAGAGTCCCAGAGGCATTGTTCCTGGGAAATAGGTGCGATCCATCGGAGGAATGAAGGTGCAGACGCTATCATCCATAAAGGCGCGATAGGTTCCAATGTCTGTCACAATCTGAGGAGCCCCTGTATAGAGGTGCTCAATCTGACAGAGTCCAAATCCCTCGCCGTCAGACACATTGATACCAATATCGGCTGCATTGTAGATCTCATTGATTGCGGAATCCGGAACAGGCTTTGCCGATGTATCCACCATCATAAGCCGAGTGGCCATCTCCTTAGGATTGAGTCCCTGACGCGCGAGCTCAGTCTGATAAATACGATTTGCATCGTAGTATGCACCCTGCTGACCATTCAGACCCGTGACAATCATCAGATGATAGGGCTTCTTGGGATCACGACGAAGGAGCTCGACAAATCCCATGATTGCAAGGTCATGACGCTTACGCTGTGTGTTGCGATTTGCATTAACCATCAAGATTGCATCGGACGCCAGATTCATTGAAGAACGAATCGTGCACCGAGCTGACACGGGGATCTTTGAGAAGAGGGAGGTATCCACTGCATTCTCCAGCACGCGAACATCCGGGAACTCGCCATACTTGGAATAGACATCAGCCCAATACTTTGTAAAGCAGTAGATACGATCGGCATTCTTGTTCATCGTATCGATTAGAGGAGGGGCAATTCCCTCATACACCTGGTCCACATATAGCCAAAGCTTATACGGGGACTCACCCTTCTTGAACTTCATGGCATCAATGAAGCGATGGATGATGAGCGGATCGTTATAGATCATAACAACATCCGGATTCACCATCTCCAAATACTCGTGAATCTTGTTGAATCCAAATCCCTCCTCCTTCGGGTCCTCATTTGCAGCTGCATCATACGCCACGACTCCATCCGGAACCTTACGAAGATTACCCCGAGATGGGTGACGCTGAAATCCGAAGTGATAGGTCTTCACCTTCGGAGCCAGTGTGCTAAGTTGCTTGAGAAGGTTAATGACTACCTTTGAATAACCTGTTGTCTGATCCACATGCGTGCTAACGAGAACGAACCTCATTTACTGTGATACTCTTTTCCCGTATAAATCACAAATGCAGGTCAATTCGGCACAAGACTATCTTACCCAACAGAAGCGTCAGATCATTGCAAGGTCTCTCTTGACATCTCCGCCCCCGCAGAAGCGCCGAACAAATGAACAGTATGTTGGTGTCCTCTCTAACAAGTCTGAGAGATACCGGCGATTTGTTGGTGGCGTGGGCATCAATACACTTGGTCCGGCCACGCTTGGAACAACCTATACATCCTCATGCTGTGTCCCGGCAAATACGTCGACTACGACATATCTGGTCTAAACCCTTCTTTGTAGATACTAATAATGCCAGGTGCACTCCTCCAGCTGGTTGCTATTGGGGCACAGAATGAACTTGTTCACGGGAGCCCCTCTATGACGCATTTTCGCGCTGTGTATCGGCGCCACACGAATTTCGCCATGGAGTCAATCCGAATGACATTTACGGCTTCAAATCTTGAGTTTTCGCCAACAACAACGAGGACGATTTCATGCCGTATTGATCGGTATGCGCAGTTGCTTCACGATACCTATCTTTTGTTGACTCTCCCCGATATTTGGTCGCCCCTCTACTATCTCGGACTCAATAACCTTCCACCGGCTGGTTATGACCAACGTTCGAATTCAATTGGATACGAATTCAAATGGATTGACAATATTGGTTATAACTTGATTGATTACGTTGAGATCACTGCAAACGGCGTAGTTCTCCAGCGACTCACGGGTGAGTGGCTCAAGTTCTACTCCTACCTGACTCATGACCCAAACAAGCGTGCAATCGTAGATCAGATGGTTGGCAATATTCCTGAGCTGAAGGACCCTGCAAATGCGTATGGTCGCCTTGGACAATACCCGCATGCAGTGACACCTCTGAACCAACCCGGAGGAATTCCGAACACAAAGGTTCCGGAGCCGTCCATTCGGTCTCGCCAGCTGATCATCCCCCTTCATTTCTGGTTTGCTGAGAACCCCGGAATGGCACTTCCACTTGTGTCCATGCAGAACTCTGACGTCTTCATCAACGTCACATACAAACCTCTCAATCAGCTCTATACAGTGATTGATGTAGTTCCTACAAGTCCTACGTATGGACAGCGTATCCGTTCAAATGATGGCATTGGTCGGTTTCTGTCCCCACCTCTTGCAACAGGTGCAGTGAGTAATCCGTCCTTGACAACGTTTTTCCCAGATCCATATTTGGAGGGCAATTTCATCTACCTCACGGAGATGGAGATGGCGCAGTTAGCCACTGCCGATCAGACCTTCTTGGTCAAGACAGTAACCTTTGTCAACAATCCGGGACAGTATGGTGGTAATTCGGATATTGAGATTCCCTTCTTCAACTTAGTGACTCGTATTGTATGGTCGACACAGCGATCGGATAAGATTCTGATCAATGATTGGGATAACTACACGAACTGGGATAATCCCAACGTGGCTCCATTCACCTCCACAGGCACGGCAAATGATGTCTTTTCGCCCATCACGAACTCAAGTGAGACACAGACGTTCATGTACTCAAGCGGTCAGCTACAAATTACCTCCGTGTATCCCCGCGATCCAATCGTATCTGGACAGATTTTGTTGGACGGTAAGGAGCGTTTTGCCGTTAAGCCGAATGGATACTTCTCGCTTCTTCAGATGTATAAGCACACCACCGGAGATTCTCCCGTTATACCCGGAGTCTACATGTATTCGTTTGCCCTGAATAACGATATGTATCAACCGAGTGGAGCAATCAATGGAAGCATGTTTAACAAGGTGATCCTGCGCCTGGGTCTCCAACAGCCTCTTCCTACAGCTCAGGGTGTGGCATCTCAGTCAACCGTCTGCGTTCTGAAGTCAACGGTCTTCAGTCCTAACCCCGTAATTGTTACGGCCGGACAGCTTCTGCTGACGGATCCCAAGACTGGACTCCTCTTGTATCCACCGGACAGCATCGTGTCTGTAGTTCGCAATACCAATGGAGATAGTGTTATCTTTGCATACACGTATAATCTGGGTGTATATGTTGAGTCAATCAACTTCCTTCGTATCGTAAGCGGTCTTGCGAATTTCATATTCGCTAACTAATAATGAGCATCACAATTAAGAGTGCCACGTGGGGAGATGAAAAGTCCACAACTGATATTACCAACGCAATGATTGAAAAGGCAAAGGATGGATATCTGGATATGGTTGCAGACAATACCCTTGTTCCGGCAGTTGACTTGTTATCCGGATCCAAGACAGTAGCACTTGATGATTCTGAGAAGACACAGATTAATGAGAGTGCCGTTAAGCTGTGTGGTGGAAATGCACAGGATACGAAATGTATTGACTTTCAAAAGAATCAACTTGAGTCCAGCACCCTGCAACGGAAGGTGGCTGAAGCTCAGTCCTCGGCAAACATTGTCACAGGACGTCGGTTGACTCTTACGATCATTGATGGAGCGGGCGTGGAAAAGGTCATTGCAATTCCCGATGGACAGAAGGTGAAGATGGGCGAAAAGCCAGCAGTGGCTCCCTTCAAGATGCCCGAGACCTTTTCAGGCGGAACATGGGAAATCTTGATGCAGTTTGGCAAGATCGCATTTACGATCATAATGACCCTGCTTTGGGTGTTTAGCATTGTTGCACCGTATCGGTTGTTTGTTCTGCAAAACAAGCTGATCCTTGCGTATGTGTTGACTGGATTGGCAATTCTCATTCCCTACTCTGGATTGATCACAACACCAGTAGCACTTGCGTATTTCAAGTATATGTCCATGAAGCCCGCACCAAAAGTTGTTCCCGCTGTAGTATAATGTTCCATCTCCAGTGGATTGTAGGCGGGATCATCGTAGGTATGTTAATTGCCTGTATCATTGTTCCGCCTACGCGTAAAGAAGTCGCCGTTCCATCTCCCCATGACAAGGACGTATTCCATACCGACACGGGTTGCGTTCGGACTCATGCAATCGAGGTTCCATGTGGAGCCGAAGCGGATTCCTTCAATCTACTCGCAAGTCTCAACAAGAAGTAATGCTCGACATCACAAAATCACTTGAACGCGCGGGTCCCTTTTTCTCTTTTGTCATCGGGCTTGGAATCTCCGTGCTTTTGTTCCATCGCAACTATGCAACCTATCGTATTCTCGGGGTGCCGTTAGAAGATGTAGAAGACAAGACAGTCAGGGTTGATGGAAAATGCTACAAGTATCGCGTGGAAGATGCAACTTGTGAAATCCCGTCTCCTTCATAAACAATGGACGATTCGACTTCTCTGGATGCCCTGCTTCCCTCGCCTCAGCTCCCCCAGTCTATGCCTCCCATGCATGGTGTGTCTGGCTCCGATCATATCCAGCGCACACAGATGTCTCCCTCGTTCAAGCCGTCTCTTCCCATGATGCGCATGATGTGGGCCAACCTAACCTTGTATATTTCATTCTTCCTGGCTACAGTAATTTTGTCACTGTCAGCTCCTCGTGACCTCCTGCTCCGCTACATCCCGAATGCATACACATCGGGTGGCGTTGTGTCTTGGCAGGGTGCTGGCGTTTTGGGTGCAGCCGCAGTTGTTGTGTCCCACCTGCTGAACGTCTTCCTGCTGAGCTTCCTTGGTTAAAATGGATCTACATTGAAGCTGTGCCTGTAGAGTAGACAAGATGCCTATCATCGGAACTAAGGATTGCAAGCACATCATGGGTTCTATCAATCGGGGAAATGAGTATCGGAAAACCTGTGCAGATCAGTTGTTTGAGGAGTTTCGCGAGTATATTGAGTCAGCGTCTCCGGTAAAGACATTCGCGAAGGCTCTCTTCAATCGTAAGCCTCCTATCATTCACATTCCAAACATTCCTCGGTGTATCACCACGAATAATACTGAGATAGATGACGTTGATAAGTTCAAGCTTATTAGCGAGTATAACATTATCGCCCACCTTGAGAGGCATATTGGTCATGTTAAGATTAATTGCGAGTATACCGGCTACTC